GCTTGTCTTGATGTGGCAATCCCAACCATTGATGACAATATCAACTCCGTCATCAGCCCCATAGCAAATCTCAGCCATCTTGTAGCTCGACGTGTTGGTTGCTTTATGCACAGCATACTCAGTCATCGCTCCATCGTAGTTGCACTGGTAGTCCGTCTTCGATGAGTACCGTTGGTTAGGTATGTCGCTGTTCGCTTTGTTCTCCTGCCTGTTATGAGCAACTGTCGCAATAAAATGCAAATCATCGCATCCGAAATTAACAATCAAAACGGGTCTCCGTAGTTAGCCAGATACCAGACTTGGTACGGCTGTCTGATCTTCAGCTCGAACTGTTGTTCCAGCTGAGCGTTGTTGTCCAGCTCTGCACGCGATTCGATTCCCAGCTCTTGGTATATCCACTGCTTGGCTGAGTCGTCATCGGTTGCGCCGGGGTGGATTGCCAGTGGGATGCCCTGCGTGAACTCCCAGAACGTAGCGGTGCGACACAACATGGCAGCGACGTTCGATGGTTTCTGTACACCAGTGTTGTGCTGTTTCTCTACCCGGTCACGCATCTTCTGATCGATGGGTTCGTTGTCGTCGTCCAGCTCAGCAATCGCCAGCGCCAGCTCAGTGGTCCGGCTCACGCCTTCGAACGGGTGACCCATGCCGTCATTGCACAGCCAGAACTTCACAGTGTGTCCCTTCTGCTGCGAGTCGTTCCAACCAGCCAACATAGCCTCATCCTTATAGATCATCTTAGGGGCGCTCTCAGACGTTGTGACAGCCATGTAGAAGCGGGTGCCTGACCTGCCCTTGCGCCTCTTCGTGTACTGGTGGAACGGGTTACGCTTTTCGGCGTGCGATCCGCCCAGCACCGTGGACATCGGCAGCTTGAAGGTGACAGTGCTGCCAGCCTCATCTCCCCATGCTGCGTTGTCCATTGTGACCACTCCGGTCCATGCGACGTGTTGCATCTTCGGGTTTCTCATAATTCCATCTCCTTTCGTGTGGCTCTGTCAGCCTTTTCTATCCACATACGAACGATGTTCTTCGCGGTCTTGTAATCTCTCATCTTGCGAATGTGGTAACCCATGGAGTCGTCACCGTCATACGTCCGTTCCAACCCCCACGGATTCCAATTGTCTTCGTCTCGTGCGTTACAGATAACCAGCAAAACAGCAATCCTGTCAGCCAGCATCTTGATTCGACTGTTGCTCATGGCTCTCATTTTTTGTGTCTCGGTTTTTTGCTTTTCCATTCTTCTTCTCCATTTCTTTTGCATACGCGATATTGCGATGCCGAATGAACCCCAGCACCTCACCTTGAGGTGTCAGTCCTGTGTCTCTGTCTTCGTGAAACGAGTTCGGCCACACACCGAACTTCGCTTTGTAGGTGTGGCTCACCCATGCCTGCTTTTTCTTTTTGTTCATTGCGTAACCGCACAGCTCACGGAACCACTGTCGTTTTTCTTCTATCGTGAACACGCGCTTATTCGCAGTGCGTCTCTTCGTTGCCCGCACTTCCATCAGGTCACCGGAAAGTGACTCAACGTACTTGCCCTTCTTCACTGGTATGTGACCACAGTGCGGACAGTTGATCTGACCAGTGTAGACAGTCATGCACTCGACACAGGTGATCGGATTTCTATCATCAAGATTCTTCTGGCGTTCCGCACTGGTGGTTGTCAGAGCCTTGCCTTCTTCCAGCACCCACTCGTGTTCATCCTGAATGAAGCCATGCTCGTACACGTTGCCACTGTGGTCGATGATGCGTGCGTCGGTCTTGCCGTCGCATGGTCTTAAAATTCTGCCACCCATCTGTATGTACAGTCCCAGATTTTTGGTTGGTCTGGCGAGAATCCCTGCTGACAATCTTGGTTCATCGAACCCCTCTGTCAACACTGCATAGTTCGTGACCAACTGGAGCTGACCGCTGCACAGGTCTTCGATCATTGCCTTGCGATCCTTCAGGTCGGTGTCACCGTCCACGTGTGCCGCTCTCACGCCTTGTTTAACGAACTCGTCACGCAGGCTTATCGAATGCTTCACTCCGCTGGCGAAGCAGATGGTCGGTCGATCAGACGCAAGCCTGAACCAGTGTTCGACAATATCTCCCACCAGCTGCCGGTGCATCATCCGTGCTTGCAGTTCCGTTTCGTCGTAGTCGCCACCTTTTATTTTTATTCCAGTCAGGTCTGGTATCGTGGGAGCGAACGTGTGCGGCATCACCAGATGACCCTGCCTGATCAGCTCTCCGATGGACGGACATTGAACCATGTAATCGTAAACGTGACCCAGACCTTTGCCATCTCCACGGATGGGTGTCGCCGTCAGTCCAATGACGACACTTTCACCGTAGTGGTTGATGAGAGTCAGGTAGGTTGGTGCGAGACTGCGGTGCGCCTCATCAATGACAACTACATCAGAGTTGGGGAGCGGCAGTTTGTTCGTTGTGATACATCTGGCACAGATCGTTTGGATGCTGGCGACCTGACAATCCGCTGCGCCATATGGGTATTCACCAGCCATCAGGATACCGTGGTCCACTCCGAACTTGACCAGCTTGTCAGCGCACTGGTAAATAAGCTCGCGTCGATGGGCAAGAAACATGGAACGGTTAAATTTCTCCGCAGCAAGTTTTACGATCTGAGCTGCGATGACTGTCTTGCCGGAACCAGTCGGAGCGACCACAAGGATTTTTCTGTACCCAGCACGGATCGCCTGTCGCACCTCATCGATGCAGCGGTCTTGATAGTCCCGAAGGACAAACATTAGTCGCGTGCCTTGTGGTGGTCTGGTTGCCACGCATCAAGGTGATCGATTGCTTTCCTTACGTCATAGAATGAGAACGGCTTCAGGTTGTTGCAGTCCACTCCCACGTCCAGCTGCTTACCATTCGGTGGCAGGTTGCCGTGTGAGTGTCCGTGCAAATTCCATGCGCCAAGATGACCCTGATGCCAGTGACGAAATGCAAAATGGCACAGAACTATTCTCTGCTTTGACCCACCAAAGTTTGATTTAATTTCGTAGTACGGCTTGGTCCACTCGAACAGGTCTTTGTTCTTGCGCGTCATGTTGCGGTCGTGGTTGCCTTCGATCAGATATTTGTGACCGTTGAGGCGTTCAATAATGTTTGTTGTCTCCGTAGAATTACGGAATGAGAAATCACCAAGGTGAAAGATGTGGTCTTTTTCGCTGACAACATCGTTCCAGTTTTTGATCATGATCTCATCCATCTCTTCAACGTCTTTTGCTTTGCGGTCGCAGAAGTGGATGACTGCCTTGTGACCGAAGTGGGTATCTGAGGTGAAGTACAGCTTGTCTGGGTTCATTTCTTATCTCTTATAAGTTAGCACTACATGATAACTTATTACCCTAAGCTGTTAAAGCCTATTTGCAGGACGGTTCAGATTCAGAGGGTGCGCCCCCCAAACCCCCCATTCAAAAAATGGAAGTTGGAAGGTCTTTTGCACAACGGACGAGTTCGTCGGTTAGCGCCTGACAGATTGGGATTCGATGCCCTGCCACTTAGCCCCTACACCGCTGGTAGTGGTTAGATGGCAGGGGAGACACAACATGTGGTAGGATGCGTGCGTCTGGTTTCTGCCGTCTAAGCCGACCAGATTTTTTGAAGCCCCCGCTGCGAGCAATCGCTGGTAGCGGGGGTTTTTATTTATACGCTATTTCTTCTTTCGTGTCTTCTTCTCTTCGGGATAGATGTCAGCAATTGACATTGGATAGTCGTTGCGTTTTGCAACGCGAACTATTTTTATTGCAGCTTCCGCTCTTGGCATTGACTTGTTGGCTTCCCACACACGCAACGTATCGACGTTGATCTCCAGCAGGTCTGCGAATACAGGTCGATTCATCCTCAGCTCTTCACGAAATCGCCGGATGGCATTGTCGTGCAGTGGGATCGAATCTTTTCTGGTCGTCGGACCATAGGGCTGTGTCATCATTTTTTTGCTCTTCGGCAGTTGCAGGGGAAGGGAGTATATTACCACTATGTGTTGACTCCCTGCCAGCGGAGCGTATGATCGCCTGCCTGAGCCGGAGACACTGGGTTATCTTCTGAAAAATTATCCCACCGTCACTAACATGTCTCAGACTGCGGTATGCCAGTGGTGGCATTTCTCCGTCTTCGCACCACGCTCGATACGTCGAGCCGATGATAGATGGTTATCAAAGTTCGATTCTTTAATACCGCTCCAATTTTAAGGTGCTGCTCGTAGCGGCATCTCGATACAAGTTTGTGGACCGGATGATGATCGTTATCTATTGGATGATGTGGGTTCAAATCCCACCTTCTGATGAACTTTGTTAGGAGCAAATCGGTTGTCTTCACCATGTCCACGATTGAATGGCTTTGCGAGCCGATGAGTAAGAGCGTTACCTAAACTGTTAATTTAGATGCCGAAAGGCACACCGCTCTCTCGTAACATGTTCGCGATTATTTTGTTCGGGCCGGATGGTAAGACGGTTATCACATTGAATGAGCAGGTCACTGGTTCGAATCCAGTTGCACACCCTACAATGGTGTGTATAGCTCAGTTGGGAGAGCAGCTGCCGTAAGGCACTCCGTCTCCAATAACACGCCCGTTTAATATGCTCGTGATGGACGAGCCGAAAATGGAGAAGACGATGGACTATTCAAAGCACGTATCAACTAAGCGTTCCGCACAGACTGAACGCACTCCCGGTCGCACCGATGAAGTTCAGAACACGGCAGGTGGATTCGTCCATGCTGTTTCTGATTGGGATCGGCTTGATCGATTTCTTATTCTTGGTTCCGAAGGTGGAACTTATTACGTCAGTGAGAATCGCCTGACCAAAGACAACGCGAACACAGTCATCGGACTTATAAAAACTGATGGTCTGCGTGTTGTGAATACGGTCGTGCAGGTGTCACAGAGTGGTCGCTCGCATAAGAACGACGCAGCTCTGTTTGTTCTCGCTGCCGCTGCGAAGTTGGGCAATGAGCAGACGCGCAAGCTGGCTTTTGGCGTATTGCCAGAAGTGGCTCGAATCGGTACTCATCTGTTTCAGTTCGCAACCTTTATTGAAGCCTTCGGTGGATGGGGCCGCGCTACGAAGCGTGCGTTCCAGAATTGGTACAACAAGAAAGATGCCGACAAGTTGGCATACCAGCTCTTGAAGTATCGCCAGCGTGATGGTTGGTCACACCGTGACATCTTGCGTCTCTCTCACCCGGTTACGACCAGTGAGAAGCATCGTGCGATGTTCGATGTAACGACTCACCCGGACAAGTTACGTGAGTTGATCAGCAAGCTGCCGAAAATTTACGACGGCTACAACATGGCGCAGACGCTCTCACCAAATGAAGCGCTTGTGCGTGATTACAATCTGTCGTGGGAAATGCTGCCGACTGAGTGGCTGAAGGATGAGGCAGTCAACAGACAGTTGCTGTCGCGTATGCCGTTGATGGCAACCATTCGTCAGCTGGGCAAGATGACTGCTAACGGCACGCTGAAGCCGCTGACTCCTGAAACGGAGATGGTGATTCAGCGACTGACCAATCAGGAAGGCATTACCAAGTCGCGCATCCACCCGATGCACTACTTGCTGGCGCTGAAGAATTACGAAGCTGGTCAGGGATTCCGTGGTGGCTTGACGTGGGCAACGGACAGTCGAATCTTGAAGGCACTGGACAACGGTTTCTACATGGCGTTCAGTAATGTTGAGCCGACTGGCAAAGCATTTTTGATTGGTGTTGATGTCTCTGGCTCAATGAGCTGGGGTGGATTCAGCGGAAGCAATCTCACGCCTGCTGAGGGTGCCGCTGCAATGGCACTGGTGATTGCGAGAACCGAACCGAAGCATTACATCTTTGGTTTCAGCAACAGCTTCGTCAACTTGGGCATCGGTCCAGCTGACAGCATGGCGCAGGTTCTTAATAAGACCCGGAACATGACGTTCGGTCGCACTGACTGCGCGTTGCCAATGCAGTATGCTCTGGCTAAGAAGTTGATGGTGGACACGTTCGTCGTGATCACCGACAACGAAACGTGGTCTGGCGCTACCAAGCCTGCCCAAGCGCTTCGCGATTACCGGGATCATATGAACCCGAACGCGAAACTGGTAGTCGTCGGTATGACCGCTACAGGGTTCAGCATTGCTGACCCAACCGATTCCGGTATGCTCGATGTCGTCGGATTCGATGCGAACGTACTCCCTGTAATCAGTGAGTTCAGTAGATAACATCGTGTACCACTGGGTGTTGATATTTCAGCACCCTGTGGTATATTAGAGATTGTGGGACAGTAGCTTAGTAAGGGATTAACCCGTAAGACAAAGCGCTGTTGAGGGCTACCCCAGCGGTAGCTGTCGCAGAGACGCTGGCGCGATACCAGACAGTCCCATTTTTATGCACCGGAGTCGGTGTTTCATTTTAGGAGAACAGCATGTCCCTCACAGAGGCGCAGCTCGAAGAACGAAGAACAGGGGTAGGTGGCAGTGACGCTGCTACCGTATTAGGTCTCAACCCATACACCACAGCATACGAATTGTATCTCGACAAGCTGGGTGAAGCCCCACCAGAAGATGAAGACTTTCTGAAAGAGGGGCGCTACTGGGGTTCCGTTCTTGAGCAACCAGTCTGCGACCGCTACGCAGAAGAAACTGGATACAAAATCCAAAAAGCTAATCAGCTAATCCGCTCGAAAGAACACCCATTCATGCTCGCAAACATCGACCGCAAAGTTGTTGGTGAAGATCGCAAGATTGGTTTCGAAGCGAAGACCGCAGCACGACCAGACGGCTGGGGTGAGTCAGGATCATCAGAAATTCCCACGTACATCATGTTGCAGGTGCAGCACTATCTCGCCGTCACTGGATACGATTGCTGGGACTTGGCTGTGCTGATCGGCAACCGCGACTACAGGTCGTACCGCATCAACCCCATAGAAGACATCATCACTCAGCTGATCGAAGCTGAAGAAGAATTCTGGGATCGAGTGACCAACAAGGTCGCACCAGAACCAACGTGGCAAGCAGCCGCGACCACACGACTCTTTAAGAACCTATATCCCGGCACCAACGGGGAAGTTGTTCAGTTGCCTGAACTGGCGACGAAATACCATGAGGTAATGACAGATGCCACAGAACAAAGAAAGCTCTTCGACGGTGTTATCACCGGCTGCAAGAACCGAATTGCTATGCTCATGGGCGAATCAGCAGTTGGACTCATCGGACTGGCGGGAACATCTGGGGCTTACACACGTAAGGAGCAGACCAGAAAAGAATTCACCGTTGCCGAAAATTCGTTCGTGGTTTCAAGATTTGTAAACAAGCTGCCAGTTGCAGCAACAAAAGCCATAGAAAATGGCACAACAATAAAGATAGGAGAAGACAATGAAGAAGAGACAACTTAAAGCAACAAGGGTACACGTTCACGGACAATGGCAAGCCGTGATTGGCAAGAACCTGCTGAAGGCGTGCAGTTCAGATGTGGAACAACTCTTTGCTGGGGTGGCATGGGTAACTGAGTGCTTTTTCGAAATAACCACCAGACGACCGCGCACACCTGACTACCATCGGTTTGATTGGGTGCATGGGTCTTACCACACGACCGACGAAACAATTGGAAATCGCTGCCTTATGAGCGACACAGCCAGCAAACTTCGTCGCTCCATGGGGTTCGCTAACACAATTTACGTTTCAGTTTACACAGAGGAATGATTATGAATATCGATATGGTTTTTCTCGCTTGCGGATTTGTGCAAGCAAAAGTGGAGATGGTTACTGCCGACCTGACAAGCGGCAAGACACCATCAATGGATGGGCTGATTGAGGGCTGCAAGAAACTGGAGAAGGCTTGTGCCGACTAAGAAAAAAGCAACGAAGAAAAAGGTCACGAAGAAGACTAAGCCAGCTGAAGAGAGGCACGAGCTGGAGACTCTGGAACAGGACGGTGCGACGTATCAGGTTGACCTGATGGCACACAGTCCTGAGTTCCAGAAGTTCGAGATCGCGAAGCGCATTGCACACACACTGGCACAATCCAATCTTGTGCCTGATGCGTATCGCGGCAGACCGAACGATGTCTTCGTTGCGATCAACATGGGATCAGAGCTGGGCATGGAACCGTTTCAGGCAATCCAGTCCATTGCTGTGATCGAAGGAAAACCCTGCTTGTATGGCGATGGTCTTATTGGGGTGGTACGTGCTTCTCCAAAGTGCCTCTGGATTGAGGAAACCATTTCTTCTGATGGGAGTTCGGCTACGTGCCGGACGCAGCGTAAGGGTGACCCCAACCCGATAGAGGCGAGCTACTCCATGGACGACGCTGTACAGGCAGGTATCTCAACCAAGTTCAACTGGAAGAAGCATCCAAAACGGATGCTACAAATGCGTGCGCGAGCGTACTGCCTGCGTGATGCGTTCCCCGATCTACTGAAGGGGCTGGGTGTGGTGGAAGAGCGTCAGGACTATGAAGACACTCCCCCACCAGTGACTGATTACAAGCTGCCTAAGCCGCTTGATGAGGGGCAGCACGTGAATACGACACAGCCAGACGGCGAACCTGAGCCAACGGTCACACTGAAGCAGGTTGAACACGCAATACACCAGTCAGAGAACATGAATGAACTGTTGGCGGCTGGCAACTTAGCGAAGGGTCTTGGTAAACAGGACTCACTTACTGCACGCATGGTGTACAAGAAAATGCGCGGCGTGTTAATGGAGAATACTGATGGAGCTTAGCCCAGTAATAATTTCCGTGATCATTGGTTCTGGCATAGCGCTGGCATGGTTCTTTATCATGACCATGTACGCGACCAGCCGGAAGTTTCGCATCATGATCAGGAAGACAAAGTGCCGGATGAATTTTCATGTCTCGTCCGGCAAATTTGAACCAGCTATTGGTGGTCGCAATGTAATGCGCTGCCTGTACTGTGACTGCGTGATGCAGGAAGTTGCCGTCACTAAAGACAACGTAAGGAGAATCTAATGGCACGTGGAGTCAACAAAGTAATCGCCATCGGCAACCTTGGCAAAGACCCGGAGACCCGGTACGTGCCTTCTGGTGCGGCTGTGACGAACTTCAGTATCGCTGTGAGCGAAACATGGAAGGATAAGCAGACCGGCGAACAGAAAGAACGCACGGAGTGGATCAACGTAGAGGTCTGGGGCAACGCTGCTGAGGCGTGTGCGAAATACCTGAGCAAAGGATCGCAGTGTTACATCGAAGGCAAGCTGCAAACGGACTCATGGGATGACAAAGACACCGGACAGAAACGCTACCGCACCAAGGTGCGAGCAGACACTGTTCAGTTTTTAGATTCAAAGCGCAGCGGTGAAGACAGACCCACACCTGCACCGTCAGCACCTGCTCCGCAACAGGAGTTCGATGATGACATCCCCTTCTGATGACCGAATAATTGACACCAGCATCCTGACGTTCTATGTGGACGGCAGTGATAAGCACCGCTGGAGAATCATGACGAAGAATGGTCGGATCATCGGATCATCGAGTCAGGGCTACGTCGATAAATATGATGCGATCAAAAACGTGAGGCAACTATGCGACGAATTTTCGAAGCTGATTGCAGCTGGCACCGTCGAATACCATTAGCGGTGGTTGCGGTGTTCGTGTTGACCATGGTTGCCTTCAGCGCGAAGGTGGTCGTGGTGGCACACGACGCATACGTGGCTCGAATAGATAGACTGTGTGAACAACAACCAGAAAATAAATGGGGCTTTCTTGCCCCACCAATGGAGAAGAATCATGTTTGGCATAAGAGAAAAACATCTGAAGAAGCGTTGTGTGCATCTCGAAACAAGGGTCACCGACCTGATGGTGGAGCGGGATGAACTGGAAGATAAGGTTCACACCATCGGTGGTGAATTCAAAAAGCTGAAGCTGACAAAGAAGATCGAAGAGGAAGAGGTTCAGCACAAGCTGAAAATGCGAGAGGAAGAAGTTGACCTCAAGTATGAGAAGCGGGCGCATGAGATCGAAAAAGAAGGCAGCAAATTTGTTGCAGACAACAAAGCTGATTGCTTAAAAGAAATCGGTGAGGTGAAAGACAAGTATCGCGACAAGGTTGAGAAGACGCTGGAGAAACGTAGCGACGAACTGCGCAGCATGTACACTGAGATTCTGGCACGACTTCCAGATGTCAGCGTCAACGTCGGCGGCACAACGGTGAAATCAAAAAAGAGTAAGTAAATGGCTGTACAAATGCGTCCCGGTGACTGGCGTTCTTTTACGTCAGCCACCGATAGCACGTTCACCAGCGGCACATCGTCGTCGCTGCTGTTTTACGGTAGTGATCAGGCGGCAGCGCAAAATGCGCGGCAGCAGGCACAACAGGGACTTGGTGGTCTTGGTGGGCAGCAAGCGGTGACACCAGAAGAGGCTCGCTACTCACGTTTCTGGACTCGTGAATACAATCCAATGCACGACCGCTATGACAAGAGGCTGAACAAAAAGCATGTGCATGATTACCTAACGCACATGGGGCTGCACGGCGATCCTGAGTACGCTGCGGTACGGAAACACCCGCACGTGTTCGAGTCTATCTTCGGTAAGGGTTCATACATGGAGTACATGCAGAAGCCAACAACGAAGAAAGCAAAGACAGGAAAGCCAACTCCGGTGCTGAAGAAAAAAAGTGAAACCAAGTTTGTGCCGATGAGAGCGCGACCACCGGGGCATGAACGAATACGTGTTCCAGAAGGTGGGCGACTGATCGATGCGCTTCAGTCCAGTTTCGATAACTGGGTTGGCAAGAACCAACTCACCTTCGATAACAACAGCAAATTTGTGATTCACAACACTGGTCTTTCGATCACCAACTGCACCGGATTTTAGGAGAAGCACATGAAGAAAGTAGACTACGACCA